ACAGTCAAGCGACTGAGAGTCTCGGCTAAGATCGGCGCCGGCAAATGGGGCGGTCTGACACATCTGCTCGAATTTGGCCATGCAAAACAAAACGGCGGCAGAACAACCGCTTTTAATTTCGTCAAGCCGATCAACGACACGGTAGAACAGAGATTCATGAAAGAAATGGAGGCGCTTCTGAAATGACATTCAAAGAGGTGGCGGATCTGCTGGCAACAACCGGCTATCCGATAACTTATCTGATGTGGAAAGAGGATCAGGTCCCCGATCTTCCATATATCTGTTATCACTACACAGACATGACGCCAGAGACGGCCGACGATACACACCATGCTCAGATCTACAGCTTAAATGTTGAGCTGTATACAAGTAACAAACAATTTTCAGTCGAATCCACAGTCGAGAGCGTTCTGCTTGATGCGGGAATGGTCTTCACAAAGGAGGAGACATTCTTATCCGATGAAAATATGTACGAAGTTTTGTACATGATGGAGGTAGTTATCAATGGGTAGAATCAGATATGGTTTTTCCAATCTGCATTATGCGGTTGCAACTGAAGGCACAGGCGGATCTCTGACTTATGCGACTCCGGTCGCTGTCAAAGGTGCGAAGAGCCTTGCCATGTCTGCTGCAGGCACAGATGTCAATGAACCGGCTGACAATGTCAACTGGTTCTCTTTCAGGACAAATGACGGTTATACCGGAACACTTGAATTTGAAGACACTGCAGCAGCTGACACATTCCTGCAGACTGTTCTCGGGCAGACGGTGGATTCCAAAGGCGGCGTGCTTGAAAAGGCAAACGATTCACCGAAAGAGTTCGCTCTGCTTGGCCAGATGGAACTGGCTGGCGGTACAGAAACAGGCAAGAGAGCCTGCTTCTACAGATGCGTGGCTTCACGTCCTGACATCAACGCTCAGACCAAAGAGGTCGGCGGTCTTACAGTTGCGACAAATACCGTAAACATTACAGCTATGCCGAGAATCAGCGACGACGCTGTCAAGTACACAGCAGACAGCGCATCCTCTGCATACGCTACATTCTTCTCAGCAGTTCCCGAAAAAGCGAGCTGATCTGAATAAAGGAGTTCGATTATGAGAAAGACGATTATGATCGGAGACGTTCCGGTCGCCCTGAAAGCCACGGCTGCCACCCGGTATAAATACGAGGCACAGTTCGGAAGAAAACTGATGAAGGATCTGAACCTTGCCCTGGGAGAACTTAAGTCTGTTGAATCCTCAGACGACAAATCTGTCGATGCGGCATACGATACGATCAACCGGTTGCTGTACACAATGGCAAAGCAGGCAAACCCTTCTATTCCGGATGACATGGTCGAATGGCTGGATGAATTTGACTCTTTCCCATATGAAGACTTTGCCAATGACGTGATTACATTCTGGTATTCCAGTATGCAGACCACGGTGGCACCAAAAAACGTGTAAGGCCGTCGACTCGTCCTGAGTCGGGGGCCTTATTCTTATTAAGATGCTTTCAATTAGGCTTAACCCTGTCGGATCTGGACGAACTGACACTGGGACAGGTCTATGACATATTCATTGAGAAACAAAATGACAGCTACGAATGGGAAGATCTCCCAACGGCTGAAGACATTGCAAACTTTTAGGGGGTAATATGGCCGGAAACAGGATTAAAGGCTTAACAATCGAGATTGAAGGCAATACTACCAAGCTGACGGAGGCGCTGTCTAAGGTTGACTCGTCGCTCCGGAACACACAGTCTCAGCTCAGAGATGTCGACAAACTATTAAAACTTGATCCCAAGAACACCGAACTGCTTGCCCAGAAGCAGGATCTTCTTGCCAAAAGCGTAAAGTTTACAAACGAACGCCTGGGCGAACTGAAGAAAGCCCAGGAACAGATGGATGCGAACGGGGTCGATAAGAACTCCGATCAGTACAGAGCGCTTCAGCGTGAGATTCTGGAAACAGAGAAACGTCTGGAATCAGCGAAAAAGGCTTCTGACGATTTCACAGATACCTCAAAGAAAAAACTTGAGGAAACAAAAAAGAAGTTTGAAGAAGTATCTGCCGCTGCCAAGAACGTCCAGGAAAAGACGGAGAAGATCTCTGCTGCGGCAGGCATTGCGGCTGCCGGCATGCTTGGCATGGCAGCGAAGGCCGCATCAACAGCAGACGATCTGCTGACCCTCAGCAATGTAACAGGCTTCAGCGTCGAAGAACTGCAGAAGATGCAGTATGCATCCGATCGGATTGACGTAAGCATGGATACCATGGCCGGGTCCGTTACAAAGCTGACCAAGAACATGGCATCCGGAGCGGATGTCTTCGATCAGCTGGGCGTCTCCATCACAGATCAGGACGGCAAGATGCGCAATGCCACCGATGTATGGTATGACGCTGTTGCGGCTCTCGGCAAGATCGAGAACGAAACCGAACGAGACCAGGTATCGATGGAACTGTTCGGCAAATCTGCTATGGAGATGGCCGGCGTCGTTGACGATGGCGGAGAAGCTCTCAAATCCCTTGGCGAAGAAGCCGAGGCAACCGGCAACATTCTGTCACAGGATGCTGTTGAGGATGCAGTCGCATTCAATGACCAGATCGACAAGCTGAAGGCAACAGCGTCCCAGGCTTTTCTGAGCGCAGGCGCCGCACTTGCAGATACGCTGGTACCGGGGCTTGAGACTCTTGTAACAGTCATCACAAACGTGCTGACATGGTTCGGCAATCTGGACGGAGGAACACAGGCATTCATCCTGACGGTTCTTGGTTTGGTGGCTGCGATCTCTCCGATTGCAGGGATTATTGCCACAATCACCAGTATGGCTGCCGCTCTGAACGTGGCCATGCTTCCGATGATCGGCACGATCGGCGGTATCGTGGTAGCAATCGGCGCAGCTGTTGCGATCGGCGTTTCACTCTATAAGAACTGGGACACCATCAAGCAGAAGGCGGGCGAATTGTGGCAGGCCATTAAAGAAAAATTCGATGCGATTAAGGAAACGATCGGCGAGAAGATCGAAGGGGCGAGAGAGATAGTCAGATCGGCAATCGAAGCTATCAAAGGCTTCTTTAATTTCCATTGGGAACTGCCGAAACTGAAAATGCCTCACTTCAGCATCACCGGCAAATTCAGCTTGAATCCTCCGTCAATCCCACACATCGGGGTTGAATGGTATAAGAAGGCCGCTGAAACGCCGTATCTGTTCAACAGTCCGCAGATCATCGGTGTCGGCGACGTTCCTGAAGTCGTTATCGGTCGGGATAAGTTCAACGAACTGACATCCGGCAATCAGATTACAAATAATTTCACAATCGTGCAGCAGCCCGGTCAGTCCAGCAGGGAACTCGCAAGAGTCATTGCTGAGCAGATCAACAGGACAACTGTCAGAGAGGAGAAAGTGTTCGCATGAAAAATGAACTGGTCTTCAATGGCATAAACCTCGCTGACTATGGGGTCGAACAGGTCGACTCTATTGATGCCTGGGTAAAGCCGTCACGGAAGTATACAAAGGTCGCTGTTCCAGGAAGGAATGGCGACCTTTTAATTGATGAAGGCGCTTATGAGAATGTGCCGGTACCGTACCGGTGCATCATGCCTAAGAACTTCAAAGAGAACTATCTGGCTCTCATGTCCATGCTTACGTCATTCGGAGGATATAAGAGACTGGAGTACTCCGGAGATCCGGAGGTTTACAGAATGGGCAAGCTGGAGACGGCCGTACAGCCCATTCCAAGTTCATTCCTTAAGTTTGGAACATTCCCTCTATCCTTTGATTGTCAACCGCAGAGATGGCTGAAATCGGGCGAAAACTGGGTCTCCTTTGCATCATCCGGAGGAATATTCAATCCGACATCACAGAAGGCGAAACCAATCATCCGGATCACCGGCACAGGGTCGGTGATGATCGGCTCCAAGACCATCACAGTTAATACAGCAGGGACTTCTTATATCGATTTCGACTGTTCGACATTGAATGCATATGAGGGAGCTTTTAACAGAAATGGGAATATATCGATCGACTTCCAGGAAATGGGTCTTGTTCCGGGATTCAATGGCATCACACTTGATGGTGTGACGATCGAAATTAAGCCGAGGTGGTGGGAAGTATGATCTTTATCTACGAGGCAAACGAGACTGCTTTCACATCAAACGGACGCGGCCCGCTTCCGGATCTGACAGTCTGTGAGGTGTCTGAGGATCTTAACGGGATCTTCGAGGTATACGCAGAGTGCCCAATCACAGGCAGAAACGCCGATCAGATCGCAGTCGATCGGATTATGAAGGTCGCTCCGGATGACAGCAGAGATCCGCAGCCATTCCGGATTTACTCAGTCGAGGAAACTCTGGATGGCTTCAGTTATATGATTCATGCCCAGCACATCAGCTATGACCTGAGCGATCAGCCGGTCGTTCCATTTGAAACGATCGGCGTTGTTCCGGCACTGACGGGACTGGTTAGTAACTGCATGCTGCCGACTCAGTTCACAACCTGGACGGACATCGTAAACACAGATACAGCTTTCACACTGGACGAGGTCCGGAGCTTCAGGGCGTGCCTCGGCGGAGTGCGGGGGTCTATCCTCGATCGGTTTGGCGGCGAATTTGAGTTTGATGGCTTCACAGTTAAGCTGCATGCACACAGGGGAGCCGATAACGGTGTATATATCCGCTATGCTAAGAATCTCGACACATTCTCCAATGAAAGAGAGATTGAAGCGTGGACGGGCTGTGTGGCCTTCTACAAGGATGATGACGTAACGGTCAGCGGTACGATACAGTACATCGAAGGCCATGAGGAATATGCCAGGGAGAAGATTTTCATTCTGGACGCATCCGAAGACTTTGATGAGCCTCCGACACCGGAGGATCTGAACACCAGAGCTGCCCAGTATATGACAGCGAACGATTTCGGCCTTCCGTTTACAGACACGCTGAAGTTGTCTTTTGTCCCGCTTTGGCAGACAGACGAATATACGGATTCTGCATCTATTGAGCGGGTCAGCCTGGGCGACACGGTCCATGTAGTTTATCGAGTCTATGACGTGGCTATGAAGGTGATCGGCGTTGTATGGGATGCGCTCAGGAACAGATACAAAGAAATCACACTCGGAAAGAAAAAAGCGACCTTCGGGGACACGATCAAACAGATCGCCGAAGGCACACAGCAGGGAGCTATAGATCAGGCGGTATCTATCATGGACGCCGCTCTGGATCATGCTGCCGATGTTATCGCAGGTGGGACCGGAGGCTATATCGTGATCGGCAGAAACGCCGCCGGACAACCAAATGAGATTTACATTATGGACAGTCCGGACATGGGCACAGCAGTCAATGTAATGCGTATGAATTACGCCGGAATTGCATTCAGTCAGACCGGCATAAACGGGACGTATACGACTTGCTGGACAATTGAGAGTGACTTCGTGGCTGACACGATTACAACCGGCCACCTTAACGGCAATCTGATCACGGCAGGTTCAATCCTGACTAGTGCACTTGAGGCAGCCATTCAGACTGTGATCGATGGTATCAAAATGAATTTCAGCTTTCTGAATGATGGCTTACATATCAGCCAGAAAGACGAATCTGGAACGATTGTCGGCACATATCAGACGATTGTTTCTGATCTTGGCCTGAGGGTAATTGAAACCGCATCAAATACTTCGGTGCTTGTTGCGGAACAGGACACTGTAATGACAAAGAATCTGACCTCTAATCAATATTTGAGAGTGCAGACGGAATATGTGTCGGGAAGATTTCAGCAGTTCTATAGCACTGCACATAATGAGCATGAACTTGCATGCTATTGGGAGGTGTAAATGGCAACAGGTGTCAGTGGTAGCATGTCTACCAACGCCTCAACGTATATCGTCGCTGATGTTGACTATTCTGAAACGTATGACGTTGCGACAAATGCGTCTTCGGTTACAGCGTCGCTGTGGTACAAGCGTACTAACAACTACGCCTACGCTACAATATCTCCCGGTAACTTCTATGTAAAGATTAACGGGACCGATTACATGGTATATTCCGGAACGTTCACGATTCCTGGAAATGATAACAATTGGCACAAAGTCGGTGAAAAGACAGTGACTGGGATCGCGCACAATGCGGACGGATCTAAGAGCATTACCATCGGCGGCTCGCACAGTACGACAGCGACAAATGTTGCGTATCTTAATTTCAACCTGTCAAAATCGGTAGCACTTACAACGATCCCAAGAGCATCGAAACCGACAGCTTCGAAAGATTCGATGACACTGGATGGCACTGATTCAGTCACCATTCAAACTCATCGAGCATCGTCATCGTTTACACATACGCTGGCGATTACTGTTGGCGGCCATACGGTAACAGTCAACAATGTTGGCACATCGTATACATGGGTACCTGGCGTTGCTTATTGGATGCCGTACATGACATCGAAATCGATGACAGTCACGGTATCTTGTACAACTTACAACGGATCAACACAGATCGGATCGGCACAGTCTACCAGCTTCACGCTGAACGTAAATACTGCAGTATATCATCCGGCTATTTTATCGATAGAACACAGCGATATAAATGCAGATACGGTGGCATTGGAGACTGATGGCACATACATCAAAGGTTTCTCGAATCTCTCGCTATCGACAACTGTGACGGTCAATAGTGCTGATTATGGTTCTGTTGTGGCTAACGTTAAGGTCACACACAACGGCATCACACGCACTTATACAAATGATCTTGGAACGATTGAGTTCACAGTGGCGTATTCCTCCATTGTCGGAGCAAATACCATCGTCATTAAGGTAACGGACAACAGAGGCGTGGAGGTCAGCCAGACGGTCAATCTGACGGTCATTCCATACGATGCTCCAAAGCTCTCAGCCATTGAGATCAAACGAGTGAATGCGAACAATCAGGAATCTGAGACCGGCGTATATCTCAGATATAAGTTGTCCAGCACGGTGTTCTGGGGCAGTTTCGGACAGGCCAACAATGCGTTGAGGATCTATAGCCGATCTAAGCTGCCAAGCGCACAGAACTACTCTGCATGGTCTTTGGAACAGACGATCAGCACATCCGGCACGGCTCAGTACAAATCGTATGAGATCACTGGCACTTGTGCCGGAGAATACTCTTCATCCACACAGTTTGATGTCCAGATAAAGGTCGAAGATGAACTGGGCAATGCGGTTTTGCATGCCAAAGTGCTTGAGGGCATTCCGGTCTTTGCCTGGGGGCCTGATCATTTTGACGTTTATGGATCAGTGCACATCCATGACAGGGAAGATGTAATGAAGTACATCACACTCGATTCTGATCCTGTTGAGGTTGTGCCAGTCACATTCAACGGAGCAGTGGGTGGCTCGGTCAATTGGACTGTGTTCAAATTTGGCAAGCTGCGGATCGCTACATGCAGATGGCGAGCTGCTAGTAACTACACAATTAATCAGCAATGGGGTTCATGGTATTACTGCTCAAACATTAATACTCCGAATTTCCCTGTGGCTTTTGATTTGGTTACTTATCAACACATCCGCTATGTTGGAGCAGACAATGGCGCAACATATACGGCTTTTGCTGAAATGAATATTCAAGTGGCTGATTCATCCGGCAACACAACAAAAACGAATATGGGAAGCCTGAACTTGTATCGCCCTGATAGCGGTGCAACTGTCGGACATCCTGTATTTACTCAGATCGTTATCGGCACTATTTCTTAAGGGAGAAAAACATGATCACACGAGAATTTAATCTTTATCTCCACGCTGGTCACAGTATTCCTTTGGTCATCAACGCAAATCAGTATGATCGTGGGGAACAGTGGCTTTTTAAGTTATTCAATTCGGATGGAACGCAGTATGTTCCGTCCTCCGGGGCGATTGTCGGAATCAAATCTGACAATCTGGGCATCATCAATACAGGCTCTGTTGACGATCAGGGCAGAGTTGTGATCAACGAAACTCAGCAGATGACTGCTGCGGTCGGCAAGGCGGTGTTTGAACTGGTGATAGATGACGGCACGCATGGCACCGCAAACTTCGTGGTGCTTGTCGAACCGAAGCCAGGCGATAATGCTGACCTGAGTGAGACTGACATCAGCATGATCGAACAGGCTGTTGAAGCTGCATCGACAATCAAGCCGTATGGATCACCACTGGTTGCATCGACGGTGGCTGGCATGACAGACCACGAAAAAGTCTATGTGTATGTGGGATCAGAAACAGGCTACACCAGTGGCAACTGGTACTACTGGGATGGATCTGCATGGACAAGCGGTGGGGTGTATAACTCTGTCGCAGTGCAGACAGATACAACACTGACACTCAGCGGTGTAGCTGCAGATGCCAAAAAGACAGGCGACGAGATCAGTGATTTAAAGAGTCAAATTACTCAATTGGAAGCTATCCCAACGGCAGTAAAAAGAGCGATGGATACACTGTTTCAGAATGTAGCGTTTAAGAATGATGATATTTACACGGATGAATTGGCA